CCGTCATCATCAAGGTAATAAACTCTATTATTTGAATCACCTAATATTCTAAATCCAGATGTTGTTACTACACCACCTTGAGCAGACTTGTGTTCAGAATGTGGATTGTAAATAGCATTTCTAAAATAAATGTTATATCTTGCTGAAGTATTGATTTGTGGTGTTAAAGTTTTTCTAATTTTTAAAGTTGTAATGTTTGATAAAATAGAAGTATCAACATTGTCTATTAATTCTACTACTTTTGAATATCTAAAAACTTTATCAAATCTTTCTAAATTTTCTGTATTGTAATTATTCAAAGCAGTAATAATATCAGACTTTAATGTAGAAGCATTTTTTGTTGTTGAGTTTTCATTAAACTTAACTGTAGATGTTAATAATATAGTTGTTGTTTCAGGATCAATAATTTCTGGTCTTACTGAAGCAACATTATATTTTTTTAATTGAGTTATGATAGACTGTTTTGTAGTATCTGTTAAAGTTGAACCAGAGGCTGCTTTAATAGCAATTTTTACAACACCATAAACTGGTGTTTCGTCATCTTCGCCACCCCAAGCTGAAACTGATTGAGCATTAGGATATAATTCTTGTACAAGAGTTTCGTAGTCAGTTGTTGTAACTGCTCTATCTTGTCTAGCATATTGTAGTGGTGCGTTATAACGAATAGATTCTTTTGTTTGAGGTTCAGCACCTCCTTGAGCATTTGAAACTGTAGAAATAGTAACATCTGAAAATCCACCTATTGTATTAGAAAGTGTAAACGAAGAAGCACCATTAGACTCTGTTTTATTTGTTACAACATATTCTAGTATAACAATATTACCGTCTTGTAAAGATTGACCTAAAATACCATCACCAAAAGTTACTTGAAATTTTCCGTCTTCTACTTCTTGTAGAAAATAAATTTTAGTAGTATCAGTTAAGTTTGTTATTCCAGCAGCTTTAACGTAAACTGAAGATGATGAGTCACTTGAAGATGTTTGTACTGTTACTTTTAGCGTAGAAATATCAGCACGATTACTAGGAATAATAAATCTTTGATCTGAATCAGAAGTATTAACTGTGTATCTAAATGATGTTAATGTACCTTCGTAAATAGGAATATTTGAAAATTGATAAATGCCATCTGTAGGCGTAATTGTGTGAGAAGCATTTGTTACAAATTGATAAGATGTACCATTTACACTTGTGGTAAACACTGTACCTTTTGCCATAGTAATAGATGTTCCTGTTCCATTATTAACTTTAATATTAATAGAAGCAACAGGTGATTTTGATGATGTTGGAGTATAACCTAACATCTTAGCAAGTGACACAATATTTTTTCGTATGTCAGCACTGTCTAAGTACATTTCATTTGCTAACATATTAGCATTGAAACCTAAGTAATGAGTATTGTAAGCAAGTAAGTCTAATAAGATTGAGAAACCTGAACCTTCAAAATTGTAGTCAGAAAATTCTGCTTGTTTTTGTAAGTATGTTTTAAAATTTGCTTTTATATTATCAAAATCTAATTCTGTAATATTTAATTTGTTACTTGCCATTTTATCTTAACCTTTGTAAGAATGTTGTTACTACAACAGGATTTGGAACACCTCTAACGTAAAAATAAATTTTTACTTCAAGTCTATTATTGTCATCATCTTGGTCAATTGAAATATCGTTCAATGATGCTCTAGGTTCAAAATTTGTAATAACTTCTTCTATCTTTCTTTTTAAAAAGATACCTGTAATTGGAGTAAATGGTTCAAATAATAACTCTCTTACTCCACAACCTATTTCTGGATGAAAAGGTCTCTCATAAAAATTTGTTTGTACTAAATTTTTAACACTTCGTTTTACAGCATCTACGTCTTCAATTTTTGATATATCATTTGTAACAGAATTTCTACTAAAATCTAAATCTAAGTCGCTAAAAATTCTAGCTGATCTTTTACTTTTGTTTGTAGATGAAGCATCATAGTTTGCCATAATACTAATATTTATACACTATCCAGCAAATACATTAGGAGAACCTGCTGCTACACTTGTACAACCAGATATAGCATCCCCTACACGTCCACATCCTTTTCCGTTAATAAAAACAGTAGTTGACCCTATAGCTATTGGTGCTGAATGAGATGGACAAGGTGCTGGTGGTAATAAATGTCCTGTATTGTTATCACCTTGACGTGATACAGGAATACTATTTACTCTCACATTCGGTGATCCTTGTGCTCTTGTCATTCCTGAACAATGAGCAACATCAGCATCACCTATTCTAGTTACCGCTGGCACGTGACATTAACTCCTTTAAATATTCTTCAAATTTTGACATTTGATTGTGTTGTTCTTCCGTGTGTGGTTCAGGCGGATAATCAGGTTTAAATGATATTACGTGTTCAAATTGATTTGGAATATCATTATAGTTTTGATATTTCAATAATTCGCCATTTTTTCTAATAACAAATTCGCCAGTTAACATTTTAACCTATATATTTTTAAAAGGGATTGGTCTTCCGTCTGGATATCGTATAATTTCATCATTAACTGATCCTGTCATAATAGAACGTCCATTTGATGAATAGTATTTTACTGGTTTTACTTCTTCACCCTTGTAATATCTTTTGTGTTGTACTGAAATTATGCCTCTTTGTTTTATTCCCGCCATTTTAAGCTCCGTTAAATAGATTTTCGGGATTTTCCATTACAAATTCGTGTCGGCACTCTTTACAACACTCAATTTCGATTTTTTTATTATCGCCATCTGTATGTTGTTGAATACAACTACTTCCACAGTGGCAATCGTGTCCGCAATTTTGACAGTTTTTCATATTTCCCTCTTTTTTGAACTATTTATTTAAAAATTACAGGATGCTTTGGCGGCTTTCATATTATTTACGTCAATTTCTCTTTTAGAATCAACTGATTCGTAGATTTCCCCTCCAATTTTGTCATAATCGGGTGAAAATTTACAATTTTCTAGTGTTTTTGAACAATTAGAACAAAACAAGAACAAAAATATCAATAAAACATTGAAAAACAAGGGTTTTTTCTTCATTTTTTTTACTTTTTTCGGGATTATTCGCTTTACAAAACGATTTTTTTCCTTTATATTTAGTATATAATGATTAATAAGAAAGGAAACACTATGAAAGTTAAAGAATGGGCTTATGACTTAGCCGAAAAAGCCGTTGATAATATTATTGACGCATACAAAAACAAAAAAATCAACTATGATGATGCTAAAAAACAAATTTTAGCCGTTGATAATGTTGAGATGTTAGGTATTGACTTCTATAACGTAGAGGAGATATTGTAATATGACAACATTTTTTAGTATATTAACTATTTTATCTGCTATATTTGCCGTTGGCTCTATAGAAGATTGTAATGGTGCTTGTATAGGTAATGAAAATTGGACAGCATTTTTTATTTGCTTGACAATTATGATTTCTTGTGGTATAATAACTGTATTAACTATGATGAAGAAAGGACAATAACATTATGATAAAAGTTGAAAAAACAGCAAATACACTAGACGAAGGAATTAAAAACTTAATGTCTGGTGCTAAACAAGACTACGAAAGATGGTCTACTAGAAATGGACAAGAAGAATTAACTGGTTATTCTAAAGAACAAGTTGACACTTGGGATAATAAAGTAAAAGTTACACAAGGTAAAAAATACATTAAAGTGGTACACGACACTGGTGTTTTTTGTTTTATCGCAAAAGAAGATTTTAAACATTTTAAAAAAGGTGATATATTAAAAGCTGCTGGTTGGAATGCTCCTGCTTTAAATTCACCAAGAGGTAACGTATTAACAGGTAACTATCCAATACAATGGACTGGACCTTTATATTTAAAATAATTAACTACAAGGAGAAAACACTATGATGATAGAAACGTTAAATAAAATGAGTATCACACAATTAAATGATACAAAGGCTATGATTGATGTCTTAATCAAGTCTAAAGTTAAAAGTGAAATGAAAGTTGGTACAAAAGTTTTTGTTGTACAAAAAACTAAAAAGACACCAGGTGTTATTACTAAAATTATGAATAGTAAATGTCTGGTAGATTTATCAGGTAGAATTTATAGAGTGCCAATGACAATGTTAGAGGTCGCTTAATGGTAAAAGTTGATGTCTATTTAAAATGGATAGCCACAGCCCTTTTAATTGTGGGCTGTGGATTAAATGCTGTTAACATCTATCCAGCAGGACCTTTGATTACAGGACTCGGTGGAGTATTTTGGTTAATTGTAAGTTTTATGTGGAAAGAGTGGTCGTTAATTGTTACTAATGCCACTTTATTAACCGTGAATGCTATCGGACTTGTTTATGTATTTTTCTTTTAGGCAGGTGTAGCTCAATTGGTTAGAGCGCTGGTTTGTGGAACCAGAGGTTGATTGTTCGATTCAATCCGCCTGTACCAGTTTCTTTTCTGTTATGTTTGATTAAGTGAGAGGTGAGTTATGTGTGGAGGAACTCACCTCTCGTAGAGAGCCGAAGCTCTCTTGGTGTGGTATAGTTATTTATACAACTTTTACCAGTTGTTTGTGGATTTTCTTATTACGTGACCTAACACTTTGCCTTTATTCGCACCGTGTTTTACAACGTAACCAGATGTACCCTCAGCATTTATATTAACTTCTTTTCTAGCTCCAAACAATACTTTTGTTTTTTCTAACAAAGAATGTTCTTTACTTCTAGCTTTGAATAAATGTGTAAATCTGCTCATCATACACCCTCCTTCTTTCTTTAAGTTAGGTGCGTTCCTTCGGCAATTGCCTACTTCCGACTCAAAATGAGTTGAACGATATATTATTATTTATACAAGATATGTGATTTAAACATATCAGATAATAC